TCTCTTTGCTCTGGAGGTAGATCTTCGATATCAACTTCATCTTTTGGTGGCACATATGCTTCACCTCCACGCGCCATAGCATACAACATTCCTTTCTTGGTGTATCCAGGGATATTTTTTAGTGCCATTGCAACGGGCATTAGTCCTTTCGGTGTACCATCCCAATTTTGTACCGCTTGTTTAAGCGCTTCTGCGTTTTGAAGCGAACCAAAAACTTTTTTATTGCTTGGGTAAAGAGCGTCTACAAAGTTTTCCCTACTGAGAACATAATCAAATATTGCAAGTTTTTCTACTGTTTCACCCTTGACGTCTTTATAGGTCACAAGGTAAGTAATTTTCTTTGCGCCTCTGGCAAAAAGATAATCAACTAGGTTTGTAAAACTACCCTCAGTTGGTGTATCTGGACCGAGCAACTTCAAGCTTACCGGATCACCTTCACCAATCTCACTGAACGCAACAAAGTCTTCAATCGGTAAGGTGCCTCTTATTCGACCAGAGATTTGTTTACCTCCGGTGAGAGCAGCCATAAACCCTTCAAATACAAATCCTGCCGCAGATTCATTATAGTCATTAAGTGTGGCTTGCAATGCCTCTACAATCATCATCATGTTTAAGATAACATTGGCTGATACTTTGCGCTTTGCAGATTCAGGACTCAGAAACTTATTAATATCTGCTATTCTTGCTTTTATGTCTGAGCCACCTCTCACAACTGAGAATACCCTTTCAATTTCTTTACGAGATTGAGCATCAGGTTTTCCCCAAGCTTCATTCGGTACAAGTTTTGGAATCGCAATTGAATAACTGAATCTCGATTCTTCTTTTATGATTGTTGGCTGAGATATAAACTCATTGTAAACTTCGTCTATTGCTTCCATTATATAGTCCATTGGACTAGTCTGCACTTTTTCTTCTTTTTTAAAATAAGCTTCTACTAAGTTGTCTAATTCGGCCATATTATAAGTAGTCCTTTATACAATGATATCCGCGATACCGTATTTAACAGCTTCCTCTGCGGTCAAGTAAACATCTAAATTTTTATTCAACATCTTCTTTAGTTGCCTCTCAGTCAAGTTTGTTTCTTCAACGAGAGCTTGAATATGCTGTTTTTGTATCCAGCGCGTTTCTTCCATTTCATTTTCTAATGAATGGATTGTACCAACATGACCACCACGAACAGAGTGCATCATAACACGACAATGCTTTCCAATCTTGCGTTGACCTTTCGTTCCTGCTGCTAACAGCAGAACGCCAGCAGACATAACCTTACCTAAACCAAAAGTTTCAATAGGGCATTCTTCACGCACAATTCGCATAAGATCATATATACCGAACATTCCAAGAGCATCGCCACCCCAAGTAGAGACATAAAATGTAATAGGCTTTGGTTCCGGTTTTGGTGGCTCTTCGCCTTCATTCAACTCAGGGATTCCAAGAGGGAATTCTGTATTAACAAGCGCTGTGTGCTTAAGAAATAAAAGTCCGGAGCAAACGTCTTCAACTTTTTCTTCATCTAAATCGCCAAAAAGACCAATAGTACGCAGGGGCTCTGGTGTATTGGCTGCAGCGGCCATTTGAAGATCAGAAAGGCTTATGACATCCTTATTCTCTTCAGCATCTTCTTTATTATTCTTAGTTTTCAGCATTTGGTTCGATCTCCTTTTCGATAATATAGTCACCCTCTAGAATACCTATATAATGTTTCTCTAAAGAGCCTATGACCGTTTCCCATCCATCTATCTTAAGGGCAGATCGATAATGAGGAGGAACTGACTCATTAAGACCCTTAACCGCTTCTTTTTTCCACTCTAATAAATCTGCTTCGTCTATGTTTTTCAATGTTTTAATTTGTTCTTTGTCGTGATCATTTGCTTGTAAATAAATATACTTTGCAGCAGTCACCGTGACCCATTGTTGATAAGCATACCCAATAAGCCTGAAGGAAAGTATTTTGATATCGTTTAGAAACTTAACTTTCTTATAAAAAGAGATGGACTTGTCCATTATCAGATAGACAAATCCACCTAAAAAAAACCAAAAGATTTCTTGCATTTAAAACCTCTATTATCGTAACAGTTTATTACTTGGACTTTTTTAGTCCATTAAGACGTCGAGCGACTCGGCGAGCAACTTCGTTAACCATGTCTTCCATCATTGGCTCCTCCATCTCTTCTTCGGCGTCCATTTCTGTGTCCATGTCGGGACTCATATCTTCCATATCGCCACCCATATCAGGTGCAGGCATTTCCTCTGGAGCTTCCATTTCCATAGCGGCACGAACTTTGTCTGCTACTTTAAGGAAGACTTCAGCTTCTTCGTCAGTGAGAGTGAGTTCGCCCATATCACCGGCGTCCATATCCATTTCTTCTTTTTCGTCTTCGACATCTAAATCCATCTCCTCATCATCTTGCATTGGATCGTCCATCATTGGATCGTCTTTCATTGCATCGTCTTTCATTGCATCGTCATCTTTACGAAAACCTTCATCAATATCGTCTTTCATTGCATCATCATCTTTACGATTACCTTCATCGATATCGTCTTTCATTTCATCATCGTCTTTACGATCACCTTCATCTAGGTCTTCATCTTTTTTCATTTTAGCGCCATACATCTCATTAATGAAACTGTTGCCGAGCGCTTCCATATTAGCAAGTTTCATAAAACGGCGCATAGTGCCCTCTTCAAGTAAAGTCTTTTTCTTAGACATGTCAATCTCCTTTTCAGATGCAAAGCATCTTTTGGTTTTGGTTATGTGTTATAAATAGTATCTTCTAGCTCAAAATTTTTCTTTTTTAATTTCTTAAATGCTTCTTTTTCTATTTGAGAAACACGCACATATGATATACCTAGTCTTTCGCCAACTTCTTTGAGACCCAATCTACCGTGTTTTTTTATAGAAATGTCTGTGCAATTTAAATCTTTTTTATAATTTAGCCATAATCTACACCCTTGTCTGTCGCATATACAATCAGTCTCCATAGCTTCTTTTGCACATTTTTTCATATTATTCCTCACTTTCTATTAGGTCAAAAATATCCTCTATTTCGTTTGGATCTAATCCAAATTTGTTTATAATATCTTTTTCTTTTTTGAGCAACTGACGATTTTTTTTAAGCTTATTTTTTCTTGCCATCATGCTGCTTTCTTTTATTTTTTCAATGAAAGGTTGTAGAAGTGGATCATCTAAAAGATAGCCTTTAATGTATTCGTTGAAGAACCAGAACTTTGTAATATCATCGAACTTTAATTTGATTCTCAAGTTGGTGTCCAGCGTTTCTAGACTATCAATGGTAATAGTCTTGGCTTCTTCAGGTTTTGCCTTTCTTTTTTTCATTTTCCAAAAATATGAGTTTTGCTTTCGGACAAACCGGCAGCTGTTTGTCTTGTCCACCGGGCTTTTGTTTGTAGTCCTGTGATAGTTCTACACCCTGAGTAAGACAAGCCAGACAATATGCCTCCCCGCAGATCTTCTAGGATTTCCACGACTGAACCTTTATAATCAATAAAAGTACTCACTCCTTCATTAGAACTATATCGACCTCGCCAATCCATTTGAGCATCTTTAGAGGCCATTCCACGATATCGTTTTTTCATTCCACTCGGAAGTTGAACAATTTCTCCTGGTGTTTCATCTGTCCCTGCTAAAAGTGAACCCAGCATAACAAAGTCTGCTCCAGCAGCAAGAGCTTTTACAATATCTCCAGCAGTTCTAATACCGCCATCTGCAATAATAGCGACGTCGCGATCGGTTTGCGCACAATCAAAAATAGTTTGCAGTCCAGGTAAGCCGTGTCCTGTTTGTATTCTTGTAGAACAAATGGAACCACCGCCAATGTTACAGCGCACAGAATTGGCGCCCCATCGAGCTAAATCATTTATTCCTTCTAAAGTTGCAACATTTCCAGCCATAATGTGAATTGATTCACCAAATGATTTTTTAAGAACGCCGAGGGCGTCCTTCATTAATACATGATGACCGTGGGCTACATCGACACAAATAACATTAACACCGTTTTCTACAAGCGTTTGGGCTCTTTCAAAATAATCACCGCTTACACCGATTGCGGCGCCGACATTTGTGGCGCCGGCATTAATGACTTCAGCAGCCAAGCCAGCTTGTTCTTCAATGGAATTATAC